GCTTTGTATTTCTAACCAAAGAAATTTAGTTGTCCTGGGCTTGACTCAAGATTATGTTCAACTCTTGCCATCTTATTCAACCTCAGATCATATTTATCCATTTCATACATTCTTCTCAAGACTTCTGCAGCGAAACTTTCTGGCAAGTTCACGGTGCTGCCATCACAGCGTACAGCAACGCTGATACCGTTAATAGCAACACGCATTACTCTGCCAAAATACCTTGCATATGATGGTGCCACACGAACTGGAACTTTCTTTTCATTTTTATATACATTTACTAGATTTTTTTGTGCTAGATCTAGCTCTCTAGTTTTAGCTTCCACGGACTTCTCGATATTCTCGGGACGGACACGTGTTTCTTTGATTATTTTTTGTGGTTTGTTTGGAGCTTTGCTAAACTCCATTTCTTCTAATATTGTATCATCCATTGTGATACCTCCTTATAATTAAACTAAGTTAACCATAGAAGGAACGCAAATATAATCAACAATAGCTTCAAGTCTTGCTGAACCAAATCCGATATCATTGATTTTGAAACCAATTGATTGTCTTTGGTTGATTGGATCAAGTACACCAGCTGAACCAAGTTCTTTAGTGTAAACCTTAGCACTATCTTCACCTGAGATACCTGTTCTGATCAAACAATCTTTACCAAGAACAAGAACGTGTTGCATTTTGAATTCATACCAAGTCTTTGAACTTGCAACAGCATCAGCGTTGTATGCATCAAGATCCCAAATTTTTTGATCTGGAATGTAAGAAGCATCTTCACCTGTTCTGCTATCTTTAACGTAACCACTAACAGTTTTGTAAACTTTTGTAGTTCCATCATTAAGTGTTGAATCTTCTGTAAGTGTTCTGAAACTGTAAGTACCATCATTAACTGAGTAGATTCTCAAAGCTTTCTTAGCAACACCGTCAACAACTTTTGTGAATTCTCCATTTGTTGGGCAAACCAATGTTTCATAGAATTCCATATTGAACATAGGAACGAGCATTGAGTTGTCATACATTGTTTTTGTTGTTTGGTTGATTGTCATGAACTTTTCAACTGTTGGATCTGTAACCATATCGAAGAAGAAGTCTGGACCAGCGATAACGTGGTATCTTCCGTTTGATCTTGGTTTAACCAATTGTTTTTTAAGTCCAAGAACGATTTTTCTCAAATCTGTGATTGTTGGTTTACTTGTTTCATCAAGTGCTTCAGCATTAGCAGCATATCCTGCATATACTTTATTAGCGATTGCGAACATTGCTTCTCTTGCGAGCAAGTCAAGTGTTTCAACTGCTACGATTGAGTATTCTGCAACATAGTGTGCAATGATTGGGTCAACAACTTTGAAGTTAACTTTATCAGAGAACTCCATAAAACGACCGTATTGATTTGTATCAATTTCATACATTTCTACAGAACCCTTATCTGTGATTGGTGGAACACCTTCAGTAAGTGGTACTGTGTGAGCTTGTAATGGAGCCCATCTACGAAGTTGAAGCTTATTTGCTTTTTCTCCCATTGGTTGTGTATCTGCGTATCTAAAATAAACATATTCGTTTTGTTCTACGCGGATTGTATCAAGCAATTGTTTTGAATAGAACACATCTGGGTTCAAGAATTGCTTTCCATACTTTGCGATTTGTTTGTTAGCAAGTTCTATATAATTATTAAACTCATCAGAACCTGTAACTCTTGCGTTTAGATTCATAATTTCTATCTCCTCTTAAATTTTTATTTCAAGTTATCTAAGAGTTCATTAAGATCTTTCACAGTCTTAATTGGTTTTTCCTGACTGCCTGTGTTTTCAGGTAAACCTTGTTGTGCACTTGGAGTGGTACTACTTGTTTGAGCCTTTGTAATGCGCGCTCTTTCCTCTTGAATACCAGCCTCCTTAGCCTTTGCAATTAACTCATCAAAATACATATTTTTGTACTCTTTTACTAAATCAAGTTCTTGCTCGAATGGATTTAGATTTTTCTCGATTAACTTATCTGCAAATTTGTTTACTTCTTCACGGGATAAAGTGAAAGTGTCTTTCACTTCTTGAAAGCCTGTTAATGCTCTCTGTCTAGCTTGCGTTTGTCTTAATTCGGCTAACTCTTTTTTATCGTCCTCCATCTCTCGCAACACATCTTCAGGAATGTTACGATTTTTAGATACTACTTTTGTCAAACTATCTTTGAGAATACTTTGAGCTTCAGTAATATTTTTCGGATTCTGTCCAGTAGCTTTTGCCAAGTCCAAGAGCAATTCAGATAACTCTTTATTTTGAATTCTCATCTGGGCAAACGCGCTGTTTTGCTTATTGAACTTTTCCTCTGGATCCAACGTTGTGTCCTTCGCTGGAGTTTGTTCTTTTGGTGGATTTGTTTCTGTTGTAGGTTTAGTAGGTTCTACTTTTGCAGTGTTTCCATCATCACTGGTGTTTGTACCTTCTTGTGAAGTTGGTGCTGGCTCATCTGTGGCGCTTGGTTCTGAAGCAGGTGGTGCTGTGTTAGCATCAGGTGCTGGTTCAGAGTCGTCAGTGATACCGAACATTGCTTTCACTTCGGATTCCATTATTTCTTCATCCATAATCTACCTTTTTTCTCCTTTTTAATTTCTACAGGCGAATAGAAATTAGAGTGCCCAGACAATTAAACGCACATTTTAAGGTTGTGGAAACCTTTGTCTGTTCAATTATATTATACACATCTTTGTATAGTTATGCAACTATTTTT